CTTTCGAGCTATGGACTTTGAGAAAGCGCCTTCCATGACAACATCATTTCCCAAGTCTTTATTACCAAAGATAGAGCCGTATCCAGAAAACTCTCCCTTAGATTCTTCGTCATCGATTGCTTTTATGTCAAACTTAACATCGAAAGTTCCATCTTCGAACTGTTCTTTTGTTTCTTCATCAGCATCTAACATTAACTGCTTCCTTTCAATTTTAACCTCTGTAATTATCGCTTTTACCATTTGGTTTAAACAAAAATTCACAAATAAAAATGTCCATGCAGTTGCAACTTGACAAAAAAACTATCTTATTTGTTTCTCTTATAACCTTAATTTCTAGTTTGAGCAACCATTAAGGATTAAGCATCTATTCCTTTTGGAAATGGCTTAAATGAAAATGGCTTCTCCTCATAAATTGCATCTATAATTAAATTAATCTTGGAATCAGGCCAGTGTCTTCCATAAGTTTCTGGCTCTTTACCAAACATATCAATATACAACTGCTCATAATCTGCGTCAGTTTTATTTGGTTTATCCAATCTTTTATCGATTTCTTCTCTAGTCACCAACAGCTTTGCCATCTGCAATCTCCTTTAACATTCTTTCAAATTCTCTAACGGTGTTGGGAAACAGCTCCCGAGCTATCGACATGGCTTTTTGATTTCCATGAATAGCATATAAGTTTGCAAAAGTTTCATAATACGCGCTTCCTTCTCTTCGATAGTATTTTCTACCATGACCCCAAGTATAAAATTTGTCTTGGTAATTTCCTTTGCTTGTAGCATCAACAATATCTGAAATACTGGTGGCGCCATCAAATTTTGGCTCCCATGACTTTTCTGTATCTACTACCCCATTTGACCTAGTTCTCTCTATTGTTTTCAAAGCCATTAATTTCTTTTTCATTTCGTTCATAAGTTTCTCTGTCTTTGGAGCGGCTCTAAACTTCAAATGACCAAGATAATCAGTTCCCGACAACCTTTTGCTAAATCCTAAGTTTACTCCATCCTCAATTAATGCGTCTTGGAACTTATCATCAAGTTGGCTTCTATACACAAAATTAGTACCAGAAGACACATGGTCTACATGATGCCCATATTCATGTTCTAAAGTATTTCTCTCTAAACCAGATTCAATACGATTTCCGTTTCTAAAATAAAGCCCATTCTTGGAATTTTTTATGATGCTTGGATAAGCTACCTTATTTGCTACAACCAGAGCCAAAGGAGACAATTTATTGTTTAGCTTTTCTTCAAATTTTATTTTTAATTCTTCTGTCGCATTTTCAAATTTAACATTTCCAATTAAATTCAGTCGTTCATTAGTTTGTACTGGTTGCGTAACAATGACTTCTGGCTCTGGTGGTTTTGATACAATAGGCTTATCTGGTGGCGGCTTATCATCTACAACCTCGTCATCAGGGTCGATATAAATGGTAACGCACCTACAATTAATAACATTAGAAGCTCCTCCTCTCGGGTCACCTGTATGTTTCATCTTATAAGTTACGCCTTTTACAACGACTTCGAAGTCTTCGTCTATACCAACTTCCACTCCATCCATTGATTTATGCCAGTGCCGAGAGCGATTATCATTAACTGCCACCCATCTCTTCTTTTGATTTGGTAACTGTAGGCTCTCATTCATTCTGTGGTTAGCATAGGAAGCCGCTGAGTGGGTTTCTGTTCTGGCTATTAGTGCTGAACGCCTTTTGGAAATAGCCCCTCTCATGCCCTCAAATATCGCTTTAGAAGTAGCTCGGGTTCCTTCTCCGTTCTCTTGGCTTTTTACAATTATGCGTCTTATCGATTTTATTGTGGTGTTACTAACATTTGTAATCCTATTACCGCCAACCTCTCTAAGAAACCCATCCAAGTATCTTTCGAAGTTTGTATCTGCTTTTCTGTTGCGAAGTATTCGAGTTCCAAACGCTTCCATCACGGCTCTGTAATGTGGCTCCATAACATTTCGAACACTTCTAACTATATTCAGTCTCAAACCCTCAACGTCTCTACCTTCTTCGTGAGCGTCAGACGCAATCTTACCAATGTCTGCAAATGCGGTCATAAGCTGAAGTCTTAGCTTCCGCTCCATCGAATTGCGTAATCTGTTCTGCTCAATAACTTCCCTGCGAGGAGAAATCTTGTAACCGCCAATTCTCTTTCGTTGCACTCGTATCGGGTTCAATCGAAGTTACTCCAATTCGCTGATTTGGTTTTCAAGTCTTTTTCGAGAACGTCAAACGCCTCATCTATAATAGTATCGTCAACTTTGTGTCCTAAATCAACATATATATCTGCCGCAACAAAATCCCAATTCACCCCGAGAGAGCTATATTCACAAAAATTCTCTTCTCGGTGTAAAAGTTTATTTTCTTTTATGTGCGAAACCAATGCCGCAACACTAATTTTTTCAAACATTTGAACAACATTGCTTGTCTTATGTGTTATCATTGGAAAAACCTAATAGCACTAAAACTTAAAAAAATCACTAATAATCTGGATTTTTAGACATATCGACGATTTTTGACCCTCTAGGATGGCTCCAGAACGGCGAAACGATGTGTTTGCTTATCAAGGTATACAGGAAATTGATGATAATTTAAGATATTAAATCCCCTCGAAGGCTGATGCAAAAGGTCTAATTAAAAGACCTCAACCTTCGAGGGTAGGATTTTCGCTCCCTAATCGACCAACACGCTCCATCAAAGAAAGGAAGTAGAGCTGTTGACTGTGGGTGATATTAATGCGTTTCATTTTTATTTCCCCTCCGCCCACTGGGGTCGATGATTAATTAAATATAATAACCATCCGTGTCATATTTTAATATTGGCTCAAACCATTTTTCTCTCGGGTTGGCTTTGTTAGAGCTTATTGTAAACTTTTCTAATGTCTGATTTCGTTTGTTTGGAAAGTGAACACTACATAAAATTCTAGCCGTGTCAGCTTCAACTTTATGAAATTGCCCTGTTGGTATATAAAGCATATCCCCACCCTTTAACACAAACTCGTCAATTATTGTTTTGGGTTCTTCTCCCTTAAACTCTTTATACATTGTCCATTTGGTATTTCCGCGTTGATGAAACAAAAAGTTCTCGGTGCTATCTGCGTGAACATTAAAAGATTTAGACCCTGCTTTCGGAGAAGCGTAAACATTAATGCACCCATGCCCAAAGTATTTCTCGAACTCGAAACACAAATCAATCATTTCTTTGTTTTCGTATTCTGCGAAAGGAATAACAATTGTCTTTCCTTCTCTCCACAAATCTATGACTTCTTTCTTGCTTAGAAAAGGTTGACCCAACTTCTCATGCTTGTCCAAACACCAACGCGCTCCCTTGCCGTCATAGTCTATAATCTGCAAACTTCGAACATATGGATATCGATTTATGTAACTCTCAACATGGTCAAAAGTAAATAAATCCATACACCTAAACCGAGATAGAACTAAATGTTTCTTTCCCCAATACTCTTTGAAAAAAGTCTCCGTGGGAATTGGTGTAAGTATTTCTGATAGTTCCATTATGACATCTCCACTTCTTGAACAAACTTTTTACCATCATCAACCCATTGCTCCAAGGTCATATCGTTTAACCTACATACCACAATACTTTGGTCAGCGTGTTTATATGAATTGTTTTCTGTAGAAGTACAGTCGTATTCGTCAGGATAAGTGTCATACTCCCACAAAAAATAACCGTCATAATCACGCAACTTCAAATGTGGACACCCTATTTTCTTTAATATTTGTGACCTTGTGATACGTCGATTTTTAATTGTAGCATCAACACTAAATATTTCTGGGTCAAAGCCCTGTACAAAATTATCCATCATATAGCTCCTTTTAAAACTTTTGGTCTTTGAATGATTGTCTGTTTTACACCTTCTCTAACAGACTGCTCTTTTACTGTGGCAATTAAAGAAATATTTTCTTTGATGCCTCCAATTCGAGCTTGACCCTTATATACAATCTGGTTTCCCTCAGCATCGCTTAACAAAGTAATACAAGACTCACCCCAATAAGTATCAAAGTAATGTATGTGGTCAACGCAAAGATTGAACTCTTGCCTTTCACCAATAACACCAACGTGCTTTGATTTTGCTTTCTCAGCTTGACGCGCTTCTTTAGCTTTTTCCTTTTCTTCAATCATTTTGAAGTGAGCATCAAATACTGCTTTACCACTTGTCTCTCTGTACTTGGTCAAAGCTTCCTTAAACTTGGCAGAAATATTTTGCCTAATAAAAGTCTTATGGTAACTATCATCAGCTTCCATATGCCACAAAAGAGAATACACTGACAGGTCACTAAACAAAGCGCCTACATTCTTGCCCCAAGGCATCCTGCCACGCTCGATATAGTCTACCATATCACGCTCTTCACGGCTTAACATCGTTCCCCAATCTTTAAGGTCAATCAATCCCCAATGAACAGAGTAATCTTTACCCTCAACCTTACCCTCAAACCGCTTTCGAACCGCCGCTCTAGCGCCCTCCTCCGTGGTAGAAAGGTTGCAAATAAACTTTGGAAGACCTTCTAAGTTACTATAAAGCCCATTATCGCTCAGAAACATCGAACCATCTTCCACCCAAAGAGTGTAAAATCCATGCTTTTCGCCAGTAGAAATAAAATAATCAATCATTATATTGCCTTCTTTCCTTGGTTAAAATTAAATATATCTAGCATTTAATGATGTTTTACTAGTTTTGCAAGGGTTTAGGTCAATATTATTTAAAATAGGTTCCCTAGAATTATTTCATATGGAGAATCTGTGAACTTTTTTATATCAACTCTGCACTGAAATATGTCTTTTCCGTCATAATCATCCACGCTTTTAAAGAACAATGTCGCAATACAATGATACTTTGACTTGTCATCCACATTGTCTTTTGGAACAACTACTGTATATCCCATCAACCTATCCCCAAATACTTCCGCTACTAAAGGCATATGATTGTTTTTGTAGTAATCCCAATCGAATTTACTATCTGGGCTTTTAAAAGAGTTGTCAGGCGTTCTTACATCTACACCATGCGCTATCGGATAAATAATAGTAATACAGGCTGTCATATCCCAAGCCGAGAATGATAGTTGTTTACCTCATCCAAAGTTTCTTCAATATTACTCTTTTTTGGTTTCTTTGGCTTCTTAGGTTTCCTTGGGAAAATATAGTCATTTATGCTACCACCATAACCACTCAACTCTCGACCTGTTCTTTGAGTATATTCTTCGTGAGTTTCGCACGGCATATAAATTACCGTTCCATCTTCTTCGTGTGAGTGATACCCAATACAACCGATTTCCGAGGCTCTAGCTTCTGCCTCTGCTACAGTTGTGAACACATCATCCCTGATTTCTGCTTTCTCTCGACTCGATAATGGGTGACCTTTTGGAAATACATCAGTATCGTGCTTGCCACCTCTAAACTTACCGCTCCCCAAAGCTCGAAGAAAGGAATTGACCCTTGCCATCGCCCATTGCTCGGGAGAGCTTACAGACGGCCTTACGCTCTGTGGATTGGTTCTGTATGCCCCAACTCCTCTGTTATAAACCTTCTCAAGCATACCCAAGGTCACGCGCTTAGTCTTAGTGTCTCCGTACTTGTCATTGTGAGACTCGACTTTCTTCTCCAAGCCTTTTCGAGTTTTGCCAGTTAATTCTTTTACTTCTTCTGTACCCTCGTGAGTATCAGAGTCTAAAAGCTTCTGACTTCGAGAATTTATTTGATTACGTTTTTTCCGCGACCAAGAGAACCCTGCATCACCACCCCATAGCGCCCAAGCTATTCGACCTGCACTTGGATAGCCTTTCTCTCCAGAATTAAATCCTTGACCTTGCTTGTCTACTTCGTGCCGAGAAAAGAAACTAAACATTCGAACAACTGTATCTTCAGATAGGTTTTCTCTGTTCTTTAATTGTACCGCTCTCGCAACTCCAACAGAAGTTCCACCCCTGTTAAACTCTTTTCTCCAAGCCAAACCTTTAACAGCTTCTTCAGCCATTCCTTGAGTTGGCTTTAAATCAATCTTTTTTTTTAAGATTTCTTCTTGGTCGTTTTTTTCTTCGAAGTCTTCTTCGTAGTAGATTTCTTTGTCTTCTTCGTCAATTTCGTCCACTGAGTTATCAGGGCTTTCTTGAACCGACCCCAAAGGGAATAAATTCGCTCCAACATAAACATCGTCTCCTCCAGATATTGGCTCGTATCCAAGCCTGTCTCTTGCTTCGTTTCTTGTGATAATTCCTTCTCGAACTGCCGCAACCACGTTTTCATAAATTCTTCTTCTGCGCTCTGTAAGTGCAGGAACCGAATCTATATCGTATTCAATTCTAATTCTATCTCCATAGGCAGGAGACAACCATTCATTCAAATCGCTCTCAATTCTTCGGGCTAGGGGAACAATAGTTTCTTCATACAACGCCAACCTAGCTTCTTGAACGTTTGCATAAGTCTGTGCGTCAGGGATACCAACCAACTGAGAAGGAACCCCAAAACAAAGAGCAATATCCCTAGCTGTTAAGTTTTTCTGGTCTAAGAAATCCATGTCTTTCGGAGACATACCCATTTCTTTCCAATCAAAGTCACCTTCAAGAAGAACTGGTCTTCCTGCATTGTGAGAGCCTTGAAACCTATTTTTTAAATCTTCTGAAATCTGTTGGCGTTGACCATCCGACAACATTGTCTGCATACCTGCATCATCTGTTGGCTTAAATATAATAGCGCCAGACGGCCTCGCACCATTCTGAAGAAGAGCAATATTGTGTTTTGCTATCATATTATGTTGGTCTACATCGATTGCCGCCGCCATCAGTGGAGATAAACCGAGATAATCATCAAGTGGGTTCCACATCTTAAAATGTTTTATTTCGCTTTCACCCGTTAATGGGTCAGCTTCCCAATAATTTACTTCTTTTCCGTTAAGCTTGTAACAGTAACCTTTCGGTATTGAGGTCGAACTTGGCTTCACTTCCATTCTATCAGGGCGCAATAAGTGTAATTCTCTCGGTAATGAGCCAACCATAGACTTAACTGCATAGGAATTTCCGCTCAAAAGTAGATAAGAATATAAACTCTGAAAGTATTCTACCCCTGCTTGTAATGGGTTTGGTCTATTAAGGAGAGAAACAAGTGGGTGGCTTTCAAGTAAGTTATCACCATCAAAAACTTTGAACCCCATCGACGCCGCACCGTTAGCAATCTCATTCACGCAACGAAACACTATGGCATTTTGTCTATATCCTTCATTTGCATAGGCTTTGAAATTGTCGTTTCGACTATGATATGGTGAGTGGTTTTGCACATAAACTTGCGGTGCTTCTTTTCTTTCAATCGTAGAAGTCTTTCTGTTTACGAATGGGATGTAATCTCTAATTGCCATTTAACTTATTCTCCAAACAGCCGACCCTCTGGACTGACTTAGTTCTGTTAATGCCCACACTAGAGCATCCATTCTATCAGGGCTTTTTCGACCCCCTGCAACGTAACTTGTCATTTGCTCTTCTAACTCATTGAAAGAGCCAACGTGATAAACTTTCTTTTGCTCATAAAGAGCCGCAATCGGTTCAGCCCTTACAGTCTTTCCTCGAGAAGCGTGGACTTTCTTATAAGGAACCGTTCTATCTACGGTTTTTAACAAACTTTCAACTAAATCTCCACCATTATTTACCTCGGCGATGATTCTGTCTGCCGAGTGCTTGTAAAAAAGGTCTACTGCACGTCTTGCCCAACCGTCAGGACTAGCGTTCAAAGAGGCATCTTCGAGAACATAAAACTTGTTTTGCTCATCTACACCTGCCGCAATTATACCAGTCTCATCACTGCTTTCCGTATTTGTTACACTTGGGTCGATTGCTACAACCACTCTCTTTAATTCTGGCATTTCTTCCTCTCGAAGCCTTTGACCTTCAAACATACCATACGACCAAAGAGCGCCCTCAAGCTCATCTAATACCTCTGCATAAAGCTCTTGGCGACCTAATCGAGTTCCTTCATACTTTTCTCTCATCTGCTCAAGAGCGGCAGGAGCAAGGTTAGCGGCATTATCAAATGTATTGCCTCGGGTAACGACTGCACCTTTTCTCTTTAACAAATTTCTAATAATGGCATTTGGTTTAGGTGTTGTTGTGACAATGCATTGTGGGTTGTTGCCGAGCCGCAAGCCGAACATCAACTGGTCAAACGCTTCTGGGTATTGCCAAGCCGCAATCTCATCGCACCATGCTCTGTGAAACTGCACCCCTCGAAGTCTCTCTGGCTCCGTAGCAGAAAAGCCAACAATCTTTGACCCATTCCACAATCTGATTTCTTGGCTTGTGCTTGAGTACCCTTGGCCTCTACCCTTCAGCAAACATTCTTTTGGTACGAACTTCATTATTCCAGACACACCACCAAACGCCACTCTTCGTAAATCGCCGAATGTTGGAACAACAACCCCACATTCCACGTTTGGGTTCGTCATAGCATACATCAGAATATCCATTGCACCAACTCGGGTCTTTCCCCATCCACGCCCTGCAAGGATTAACCAGAGGTTCCAGTCTCCTACTGGAGCTGTCTGAGCATCTCGAGCGGTTTCAAACCAATCAGTTATACAAGTGGTTGCTTCGTTGTGAGCGCTCGATTCTGATTTTATCAAGTTCTTCCATAATTCGGATGAATGACTCTGGTGTGTTTGCATCAGTTGATACCTTATTAATTTCTTGTGCTTCCCCGAGGGCTAGTTTTCCTATCTTTTGAGCTGTAGCCGCCGTCATTCCAAGCTCTTTTAACTCATATGCTTTGAGTTCTGTAAAGCCTTTCAACCTGTTCGCAACACTAGAAAGTAAATCACTCGCTATGCTCAGTGAGGTTTCATCGAGCTTTCGACCTTCTTTGACAAACTGTTTTCTTCTATTCTCTCTCAGCTCATCTTCTAGCGCTTGGTGAAATAGGTTTTTGTCGTTTTGCCAATTTTCGTTTTGAGCAATTCTATATATTGTTGAGCGAGCTATATTGTTTCTTTTTCCAATGATATCGAGAGACGCATAGACTCGAACTCCCTTATCATCCACGAATCCCTCAATAAATTCTTGCTTTAAAAGAGCTTTCTTATCATCTGCAATTTTTTCCGACATGGCAACGATACTCACTAAATCTATATTATTCCCACATACATAATACACTTTATCAATAAAAACAATCTGTGTAAAAAAAACCCCCCGACATATTGGTGCATCCAGTCGAGGGGTCAAATGACTATGTGTACGATAAAACGGGCGTGTTTTCATATAGTCAACTCAACAATCATGGGGAGAATTGAGTGCCTTCTAATTATCACACTAGTCATATTCTACAAATGTTATTTATGTAATTTTATATTTTTTTTGATTTTGTGAAACCTTTTGTTAATTCTGCAACAAGCTCTCTGCGTCTTTGTAGGCTTGGAATATCCTTGGGAAGCGTTTTAACGGGCGGTGGTGGCCTGTAACTCTTTTTCTTCACGTCTATGATTATTTTTCTTATCATGCCCTCATGGGGTCTTATTTTAGGGCTATCGTTAATATGTGTTCTTATCGCGTCTTCTATCTCTTGCGGAGAATAGTACTGCAAAGAATCCATCCACCCTTTTATAATATCGAGCTTTATTATTGGGTCTACCTGTATTTGGTAGTATCGAGCCATAAGTGCCTCTGCTTTAATTGCTATCCATGCCCTATGCTTATCCAGACCATCCTCGCTTAAGGTGTCTTTGTATAAAACTATGTTGCTCATCTTAACCTCGCCAGTTCCGCAATGTCACTTCTTAGTTGCTTATCAATTCCTTCTTTCTCGAATGTATCTTCCCACCGCTCTTGATTTAGGAATGTTGCAAAATGCAAAATGTATCGACTGTCTTTTCCTTCAACACTTTCAGCATACTCTTTAACCTTCCCGAGAAGAACCCCAAATCCAATTTTCTTTTCAGCTTTGATAAAGGCTTTTTCAGCCATCTTCTTACTGACTTTTTTGGGGTACTCTTTCCATAGAATATCGAAGTGATTGTTCTTTGTTACTGTATTAGAATTTACTGTATTAATACTTACTGTATTATTGCAGTCCACCTCTTTGACTACCCCTAGTAAATTTGGTTGACTACCCCTCCCCCTGTCAGTTTGACTAGGTAGTAAATCTCTTTGACTAGGTGGTAAAGATATTTGACTACCTAAATTCGGGTGATATTTGTTACTTGTGAAAGAGCCATCATCGCGCTTTCTTTTCTCCACTCTAACAAGACCACTCTCTACTAAGGTTTTTATTTGATTGATTACTGATTGCTTAGACATACCACAATCGTCAGCAATCTTTGTCAGGCTTGGAAAGCTACCCTTGTTCGGGTTCCAGTGTCTACATAATCTGATTAACACTAAACTTTGGAATGGTTTTAGCTTTTGATTTAACGCCCACTCTACTGTTTCAAAACTCATTGATGCACCTCTTTAAATTTTTTCAGTTTTAATATAATGTGAACCTACGCCCCTTGTCTCCCTACATTGAGGCGTAAGTTCTACGGAACTTTGGGTGGTGGTTCAAGCAGACTTTCCACCACCCTCACTCACCAGATGATATTGAGCAAAACAAACGCCGCCCTCATTCTGCATCCGCGTTACAATCTCCCAACCTTCCTCTTTAAGATTAAATATCGTTGCGGCAAGTCTAAAAGCGCGGTATCTCTCGTAAGCCTCTTTTTGAGTAATATGACTATATCTTCTCAGATGATTTTGTATTTTTCTTTTTTTCGTTTCCATATGGAACATCCTTTATTGCAAAATAGTTTGTTAACTTCATTAAAGTTGTCAGTGAGGGTTGCGAACCTTTCTGGAAGTTTCTTAAACACATATAACTTAGACCAGTCTTCTCCCCAACCACTGCCAACCGCCTATCTGAAAGAAGCTCTCTCGCCCTATTGGGATTAATCAGAGTATCATTTTCCATTTTTTTTCTCCTTTCACAATTTTATTGTTTACACATTTGTTTAAATAGTTCAAACCTTTATTTGTGTAATTTAAAAAAAAGGGCGTAACAAATGATTAAACAAGATATTTTTCATGAAGAAATTGTAGTGCTGAACGAAGCGAAAGACAATTTAAAAAATCATGGACTAACAGCACCAACTCTAAATGTAGTGCTTCGAGAATTATATGAAACTTTAAATGAGTACCACCGTGACCTTCATAGAGAGGTTGAGAGTGGAGATTTGACTTGGGAGCATTATGAAAAGCATCAGGTATCGCAAAGAGCAACAAATAGACTTGAAAGAGCGTTTATCAAGATGTTCAAAGATTTTAGAAAAAACGGTATCAGAACAGGGCTTGTAGAAAATGAAACTTAATCAACAGCAAATAATCGAAATGGTAGATGAGCTTAAAGATACAGATGAAGATTTCTTCTGGGATACTTTAGACGGTGAAACCGATGTTATGGATTTTGTTGATAACATCCTTGTAAGCAAATTCGAAAATGAAGCAAATATGAAAAAGAATTTGGATTTGGCGGCGCAATACAAAGACAGAGCGTATGCATTGGAAACAAAAGACCTTGCATATGCAAAACAATTACAGAAAATATTGAACCTTACTGAACAGCAAAAAATACCTTCTGCTTTGGCTACGGTTAGCAGAAGGAAAGGTTCAACCAAACTTACTATTACAGATGCCGAGAAAATACCCTCACAGCTCTGTAAGGTAGTTACCACGCCTGACAATGCTATTATTAAGAAACAGCTTCAACAGGGCGTTAAAATCGATGGAGCTGAATTGACCACTGGGTCTGAAACAATCTCTAT